TTCATCCAACTGTTCTTCGAGATGGCCGAGGATGACACCGCGCGGTACCTGCAGGGACGCCTGCTGGACCGCAACGACACCTTCGACGTGGCAGGCGACGGCGGCATCTTCGATCTGTTCGAGGCCATCACCGAGGAGTGGTCGGCCCGCCCTACCCGAGAGCCGTCCGACTCGCCCTCACCGCGGCGGGCAACTGGGCGCGCATCGACGGGCAGTACGCGGGCCAAGGCGTCGACCTCCTCGACCTCCCGTTCTCGCGCTTCCTCAACGTAGTTCAGGTCTGGGCACTGGAACGCCTCAGCGGTGAGGATGCGGAACGGTGGCTGGATGAACTGGACAGGCCCCTCCCCGGGCAGCCGGACAGGTTCAACGGGGAGGACGAAATGGAACAACTGAAGTACCTGTAGAGGAAGAAGGGTCCCCGTGGGCATAGGTAAAGAGGTCGCAGATGCCTATATAGACGTGCACGGGGACCTTTCCAAGTTCCGCCAAGACCTTGATAGCGCTGGCGGTGCCACAGCGGAAAAGGCGGCGATGCGCGCCGCTGACGACTTCTCGGATGCGTGGAATAAGCGCATCACGCAGGACGTAAACGGCAAATGGGCGTCCATCGTCGACGCCATGTACTCCAACAAGCAAATCGACTGGGACCGGCTGCTCGGGGAGTTCGACGCCAAGAGCTTCGACGAGGCCCAGTCCAAGATCACCGCCTTCATGGAAGACATGAAGAAGATGGGCAAGCTCGAACAGAAGGAGTTCGACGGCGCGAAGAAGGCCCTCGACAGCCAACTCGACAGCATGCACGAGTTGGAGAAGGCGGAGCGCGACCGCCTCGACCGGCTGAAGCAGATCGCCGACAAGCAGCGGTTCATGGACGCCGAGATGGAGAGTGCGCTGAAGGAGGCCGAACGCCTCTCCCGCACCTTCGAGGGCATGTTCAAGGACAACAAGGCTGCCGACATGGCGGACGACTTCAAGGCCATGACCCGGGCCATGAACGACATGGACTGGTCCAAGTTCGCCAAGGGCTTCGACAACTTGGACGACGCGTCCCGGCGGGTGCGGGAAATCAACGCCCTGATGCACGAGCAGGGCCGCATCACCGATGAGAACGCCGCGAAGGTGCAGGCCAGCATCGACGCCTACATTCAGGCCGAGAAGGACGCGATCAGGGCCAAGAAGGACGCGCTGGATGAAACCAACCGGCTGAGGGCTGCGCAGGACAAGTACAACAAGTCCCTCGACGGGATGGTCCGGGCCGCAAACTTCCAGCGCATGGAGCGCGACTTCCGCATGCTCACCGACGCGATCGCTTCCGGGGACTGGTCCAACCTCGCCCGCGGGTCGAAGGACATGGATGAGATGCGCCAGCGCATCCTCAAGTCGGCCAACGAGATGCGGAACCTTGGCCGGATGACCGACGCCGAGTTCCGGAACATCTCCACCCGCATCAACGACGCCTCCCGGAACATGCACGCCTACAACATCTCGTTCGACCGCGCCCGGGAGGGCACGAAGCGGCTGAGCGTCGACACGACCCGGCTCAAGAACATCTTCTCGCGCCTGATCAGCGTCACCCAAGGCCTCCGGCAGCACCTCGGCGGCTTCGCCGGACTGAACGTGTTCGGGGACATGCTGGAGTCCGGGCTGGAGTTCGTGCACAACCTTGACCGGATCGCCGTATCCGCCTCCATCACCACGATGAAGCTGGCGTCCATGGCCTCCGTCGCCGTCGCGGGAATGGCGGAACTGGTGGCCATCGTCGGCGACCTCGGCGGCATTATCGGCGGCCTCGCCGTACTCGCGCCATCGTTCCTTGTCGGAGCCGCCATCGGCGTCGGCGTACTGGCGGCAGCGCTCCAAGACACCAAGAAGGTCCTGAAGGACCTGAAGCCCCTGTTTGCGAAGCTGCAGGACGACATCAGCGCGGACTTCTGGAAGAAGGCCGCCGGGCCGATCCGCGACGCCGTGAAGGCCCTCATGCCGATCATCGACAACCCCAAGGGCACGAGCACGGCAAGCTCCCTCGGCACACTGGTCGGCAAGCTTGCCACCGCCTTCAAGAACATCCCGGCAAAGAAGATCAACGACATGTTCGACCGGATGAACCGGGCCATCGACATCCTCGGGGACGCGATGGCCCCGCTGGTCCGGGCGTTCACCACCCTCGGGGACGTCGGCTCCAAGTATTTCGAGCGGTTCGCCACATGGATTAAGACGCTTTCCGACCAGTTCGACAAGTTCATCCAGAAGTCCGCCGCCAACGGGGACCTCGACAGGTGGATCAACAACGCGATCGAAGGCTTCAAGAACATCGGCCGGTCCATCGACGGGGCCATGGGCATCTTCAACGCCATCAACGACGCCGCGAAACGCGCCGGGTTCGGGGGCCTGAAGTCCTTCGCCGACTCCCTGCAGCGTGCCGCCGACATCATGAACTCCCCGGCGTTCCAGAAGACCCTGACCACCTACCTCGAAGGGGTCCGCGATCTGGCCCTCAAGGTCGGGAAGGCCATCGGAGGGCTGGGTCCCGCGGCTGAGTCCTTCGCTGAGACGGCCAAGTTTGCGTTTGGCAAGATCGGCGACGCCGTCGCCAGACTGATCGGGTACATCGGGCAGATTTTCTCCAACCCGACCTTCCAGCAGGGCGTGAAGAACTTCACCGCCGGGATTGACGAGGCGGTGCGGAAGCTGGAGCCTGCGGTCAAGCCCTTCGCGGAGTCGCTGGGGCAGGCGCTGTCCCTGTTCGGGGACATCATTGTGGCGATCGCGGAGGTGGCCGCCGCCATCGCGGTGCAGTGGGGACCGGTGCTGGACAGCATGTCCCGGAAGATGCAGACGCTGGTGGGGCCGATGAAGGAAACGCTGCTGAAGATCGTTAAGGACGTGACGCCCCTCCTCGCGGCAATCGACAAGAACATCGTCGGCCCGCTGGTGACGGCCTTCAAGGAGAAACTGCTGCCAGCCATTGAGGGCTTCTTCGACATGCTGGGCAGCCCGGTAGGGCAGTCGATCATCGAGAACCTCGGGAAAATCCTCAAGCCGATCGTAGAGGATTTGCTGCCCGCCCTGTTTAGGTTGGCCACTCAACTGCTCCCGATCATCGCGGCACTGTTGGCTCTGTTCACGCCGACGGTGGTGGGTCTGATCGAGGCGGTCGCCGGGGCAGTAGACGCGCTCGCCGGTGCGCTGAAAACCTTCAATGAGGTCCTTGCGATTGGTCAGCCGGGCAACGGTGACTGGGTGGCCGAGTTCATTGGCGGCTTCCTGACGGGCAACCCGCAGGAAGCCGTCGGCAAACTGTTCTTGGACTTCTTCAACGGCATGTGGGCAGGGGCCGAGGAGGTTCTTTCCGGTGAGGCAGATAGGAGGCTCACCGAACTTTTGACCAAGATGTTCCCGGATCAGGCGGGGATGATCAGGGATATTCAGGGGTTCTTTGATGACCTGTTTTCGGGAAAGGTCGACTGGGGCAAGATCGCCAGCGACCTGTGGAGCGGATTCGTCGGAGGCTTCACCGGCATCTCCACCGAAAACTGGGGGAAAATCGGGGAGGTTTTCACCGGCTGGATCGAGAACGTGAGGAACTTCTTCGGCATCCACTCCCCGTCGACGCTGATGTTCGCCATGGCCGGGGACATCATTCAGGGCTTCATCAACGGTTTCGCCGGGCTGGGCGAAAAGATCGGCGAAACGTGGAACGGCGTCGTGGAGTGGATCACCACCAAGGTCGGGGAAATCCAGACCAACGTGGGCCTGTTCATCGAGCAGTTCAAGACCAACTGGAATAACTTCTGGGGCGGCCTCGGGACGAAGGTCCAAGAGGTTTGGGACGGCATCGTGCTGTGGATCACCACGAAGTACACCGAAATTCAGACGAACATTGGCCTGTTCATCGAAACGGTGAAGACCAACTGGAACGCGTTCTGGGACGGCGTCTGGACCAAGGTCTCCGAAATCTGGACCACCATCAGCACATGGATTGTCACCAAGTACACGGAAATCCAGACCAACATCGGGCTGTTCATTGAGACGGTGAAGACGAACTGGAACACGTTCTGGGACAACGTGAAGAACAAGGTGACCGAAATCTGGAACGCGATCACCACATGGATCACGACCAAGTACACGGAAATCCAGACGAACATCCAGAACTTCATCACCACGGTGCGCACCAACTGGGATAACTTCTGGAACACCGTCAAGAACAAGGTCACGGAAATCTGGAACGCCATCACCAGTTGGATTTCCGGGAAGGTCGGTGAAATCCGCTCCAACATCACCGGCTTCATTTCCACGGTCAAGACCAACTGGAATAGCTTCTGGGACGGCGTGAAGCAGAAGGTCACCGAGGCGTGGAACAACATCAAGACCGGAGTGCAGACCGGCATCGACAACGTGGTGGGCTTCATGCGCGACCTGCCGGGCAAGGTCACTACGGCGCTGGGGGACCTCGGCGGCACGCTGCTCTCTGCGGGCACGTCGCTCCTGCAGGGCCTGTGGGACGGCATGGTCGGGAAGTGGAATGAGATGACCGGATGGATCAGCGGCCTCGCCGGGTGGATCGCGGCGAACAAGGGTCCGATCGAGTATGACCGGAGGTTGCTGGAGCCTGCCGGTAAGGCCATCATGGACGGTCTGGACAACGGCCTGAAGTCGCGGATGGACCCGCTGCTGAACACTCTGCAGGCCATCACCGACGCGGTCACCGACGGCGTCACCGGCGACCTGTCCAAGTCCAAGATGTACATCACCGGCAAGGAGGCGGCGCAGGGACTGGCCGACGGGCTGAAGGCCAACCGTTCCGCCGTGCACACGGCGCTCGGCACCCTTGGCGCGTTCACCGTACCGGCATCCCAGACGGCGATCACGGTCGGGGGCAACCTTGGCGCGGCAGCTATCGGTCGACCGACAGTTGAGGCACCGGGCAATCACCTGACCATTGCGGAGGGTGCCATCAGCATCACCACACCCACCAAGAGTCCGGAACTGGTGGCCGCCAAGGTCATCGACAGTTTCGTGAACTTCTCCAGCTTCTAAGGGGGCCAACGTGTTCGACGGGTACATGAGCGTGAACGGTGTGGAGATTCTCAACGTGGCGCGGGCGCACGCCTACATCACGCAGCACCTTCCCGGCCTCACCGCGCACTGCAACGCGCCGCTGCTGCGGGAGGGGCTGGGGCACTCCGAGTACACCACCCCGCAGGACGACGGGGCACCGTGGTATCAGGGTAACCGCACTGCCGCGGAGCGTTTTTACGGGCTGTTTCCGCTGGGGACGCAGGGTGTCGACGATTCCACCCGGAGCATGAACGTGACGGAACTGCTCGGGGACGGCGCGGTGCATACGATGCCCCGGCACGGTTCCCGGGAAATCCGCGTCACCGCCGTCGCGGTCGCCGCTGACGGCGAAGCGCTCGCCGAGGGGCTGGCGTGGCTGCGCGACGTGCTCGCCGGGGAGGACTGCTCCGACCCGTCAAGGCTGGCCTGCCTCGGCAAGGACGTTGTCATGTACTCGGCCGTGCCTGAGGACCTGATGGAGGAGGTGGAGTTCCGGCGCACCTTCTACGAGGCCGAGGTGACGGAAGGCCCGCTGGTCACCAAGGTTTACCCGTCGAAGGTGGCCTCGATCGTGGGGGTGGAGTTCACGCTCACCGCGGGCAAGCCATGGGCGTTCACCCCCACGACGGCGATCGCAACGCTGGACATGGACACGGCGCTGCACTTTGATGACCCGGAGGGTGAGGACTGCTCCCCGATGAACATCGCCTACGACCAGTACATCGACGACCCGTTCTTCACCGGCATCGCGCGCCCGCCGCAGCCCCCGACGGTCCTCCCGCCGAACATCCTCACCGTCACGTCATGGCGGCGGAAAACGGCGGCCATCCCGCCGCACTTTACGGAGCGCTGGGGCAGGGTTATGCCGCTGGTGCTGGTGGGGACGGGGGCCACGGCGCTCCAGTACCTGCGCATCAGGTTCTACCGTGAGGGGCACGGGTTGGATGGCTGTGACTTCGACGGGGAGTTCCTCGTCTCCTATATCCCGGCCTCGTGCACCCTGACGCTGGACGCCATCCGCAGGTCGGCGACGATAACGAGGGCGGACGGCACGGTCGTCCCGGCGGGGCACCTGCTGTTCGGTTCGGACGGCAGGCCGTTCCAGTGGCCCTCGCTGGGCTGCCAGTACTCGTACACGATGACGGCTGACCTGTTCCCGGGGCAGGCGGATGTGCTCGTGACTTTGGATGCGGCGGTGAGGGAGTAGCCATGGCGCTGTCCTGTGAGTTGCATACTGCGGAGCTATATGACCGTGGCGGGAGGATGAAGATCGGGTCGCTGGGTCCGCTCAGCCGGGTGAAATGGGAGCGCCGCCGCGACGACATCTCCGTCGGCACGGTGTGGATTTCCGCGGTGAACAAGGAGTGCGCGCAGATTCTCGGGCTGCTCGAAACCAACCGCACCGAACTGGTGATCTTCCGCGGCAAGAAGCGCGTCTGGGAGGGTCCGGTAAACCGGATCACCTACGAGGGGGACTCGGTGGAGGTGGAGGCGAAGGACATGATGTTCTACGTTCAGCGCACCATCATGCGCAACGAGTACGACAACCGCTACCCGAACCAAGGCAAGGTGCTGGACCGGATTGACCGGATCATGACCGCGGAGATGGCCCGCAAGGAAGCGCTCGACCCGTCGTGCAACATCCTGAACCACATCCGGTATATCTACGCCAGCACCCCCGGTGTTGAGGACGCCCGGACGGCCGCGTGGACCCTGCCGTACGAGATGACGGTGTTCGCACACGTCGACAACTATGCGTGGCGCGGCGGTATCGACTACACGGTCGTCGGGCGCTCCATCATGTTCTTCGACGCGCACGAGCGCATTGGTCAGACGCCGATGGTCACGGCGGACGACTTCATCGGGAACCCGATCATCACGCAGTACGGCGCGGAACTGACAACGTACGTTGCGATGACAGACGGGAAGGGCCACTGGGGTGACGCGGGGTACGCGGCGGAGCCGGGCAAGCCTTTCGGGGTGGACCCCTACTACGGCGAGTGGGAAGTGCTCCATCAGGCGTACGACGAGAACGCGTCCACTCCGGACCCGGAGGATGACAACAATCCTTCGGTCGCGGAGATGGAATCGCAGGCGCGACGGTCCTACGTTCAGGGAATGCGACCGGCCCTTGTCGTCCGCATCCCCGACAACACCCGCCTGAACCCGAACGGGGTCCTGACGGTTGACGACCTTGTGCCGGGCGTGTGGATTCCGCTGACGGCCACCCTCCCGGGTCGCACCATAAGCCAGATGCAGAAGCTGGATACTATGACCGTTGAGGAGACGGCGGAGAACGGCGAAGAAATCAAAGTCACCCTTTCCCCCGCGTACCCCGCACGTTATGTAGAGGAGCCACCGACGCCATGACGGACCCGATCAGCTTTGACCCCTACCTTGGCTGGGTCGACACCACTGACCCGGACAACATCCCCACGGATGTGCGCACCGTCAACGCGGCCGACCTGCTGCGCTATGAGAACCTCGGCATCGCGGCGGAGGACAGGATTAACTCGCTCATCGACGATGTCGCCGCCGCGGCATTGCCGACGGCATGGACGGCAGTCA